GGCGACTGGTCGGACGGTTCGTTCGTTACCAATGACGGGGTTCGGTTTATGTCGCTTGGTTTTGGACAAAACCCACGAGGGGCACGAGAACAGTCGGAGCGTCCCGACTATATAGTGGTAGATGATGTGGACAGCAAGAAGTCTATCCACAATGACCGTATAATGCGAGAAAGTGTAGATTATATTACTGAAGATGTATGGGGGTGTTTTGACAGCGAGGACAACGCTACTGAACGCTTTGTATTTGCCAATAACAACTTCCACAAAAACTCAATAACGAATCGCCTTAAAACCTACTTCAATGAGGTAATTAACACGCCACAAGAAGAGCAGAACTACGAAAGTAACATCGCTCAAGGTCGCACCTTGTTCAAAATACTTACGGTGTGTGCAGTGAAAAACTTGCAGGACTTTACTCCTGAATGGATTGAAAAGACTTCGGCGGAGTACTGGCGTAATAAGTTTAAGAGTATGCCATACCGCTCGTTTATGCGGGAATATATGCATACACATATTGAGGACGGGGCGATTTTTAAATACGAAGATATTCAGTATAAAAAGGCACTACCACTTTCCAAGTATGATAATTTGTGCTTTTACGGCGACCTTTCCTATAAGGAAAATGCCGACTACAAAGCCCTGATTTTGGTAGGAAATATAGGCAAAGAATTTCATATACTGCTGTGCTATATGCAGCAAAAAAGCCGTGCGCATTGTGCTAAATGGCTGTATGACCAGTATGAGAAGTATCGCTTAGACCGCTACAACATTCGTTATATGATTGAGGGCTTATTTGCAATGGATGAGTTTGTAAGCGACTTTAACCAAGAGGGCGACAAACGAGGGTACTATATCCCTATTGTAGCCGACAAACGAAGCAAGGCAGATAAGTTTGACCGTATAGAAAGCCTTGCGGGCTATTTTGAGCGCAAAAATGTATGGTTTAATAGCGAGCAGAAAAACGCAGATATGCAGGTGCTTATTGACCAGTTCTTAGCCTTTGAAAAAGGTTCGGGAGCTCACGATGACGGACCCGATGCCGTACACGGAGCTTTTAAATGGTTGGCAGGACGAAATAGGCAAACACATAACCAATACGCCTTTGGGGCAAGAGTTAATAACCATTATTGATATGTTTTTAGTAAAAGAAGATTTAAAGAATAACATCTACTCCTACCAAGTGGAGCAGGTAACCGAAGGAGACGACACTATAATACTGCAGGCGTTAGATACTGCCGAGCAGGAAGTAAAATCGTACTTCTATACCAATGACAAAAAGGAATATTTGGACGGCAGACCGCGCTATGATGTGGAGGCTATCTTTACCAAGCGTGGAGATGAAAGAAACGCCCTTGTGGTGAGCCTTTGCCTATCGGTAGCGAAGTGGTACATCGTTGGTTTGTGCAATGCCGATATTATCTATGACCACGCCAAAGAACGCTACGATAGGGCGATAGAGTACCTTAAAAGGCTTGCTAAGGGTGAGGTAAATATCAGTTCGCTGCCTATCCTTCCTCACACAGAGGAAACCGAACAGCAAACACCCTCTTTTGTATATGGTTCACGCACTAAATTTAATCACTAATAGCGGTTAGTCGTTAGCCAGCGACTCACTCTAACGACTAATGACTAAATACTAACGACTAAAATGAAAGATATAATCGTAACAACTGAATATGATTTGGAGGTTGCAGCAGGCGACTTTGTCGCTAATGAAAGTACTGCCCAGCACGTGGAAATGCTGCTGCTATCCAAGCAAGGAGAGTGGAAAGAATCGCCTATTACGGGCTGTAATATTCAGCAAGCAAAGAACGGCAGTATTACCCGCGCCCTCGATAGGCATATACGCATCCAATTAGAAGCTGACGGCTTTAGTGCCGAAGTACTACAAATCACCGAGAAAGGTATTAACATTAAAGGAAAATACAAGCAATGAAACCCTATAAGAACTATAAGAAAAAAGCTCCCTCTCCTTCGGGGAGGGCTGGGGTGGGGAAAAACACCTTGCAACCTACCCGCAATATCGTTCCCAAGGCAATGGCGCGTACCCGTGCCGATGTACTCACGTGGAAAAATGCAATGGCAATGGCAGAGAACGTAGAAAACCCCAAAACGTTCCCCTACTATAATCTCGTTCGTGATATGATGCTTGATGCGCATACTACCTCACAAATAAAGAACAGAAAGCTGAAAACGATTTCGGCTAACTTCAGCATACAGAAGGCTAATGGCGAAACACACGAAGAGCTGACCAAAGCATTACAAAAGTCGGTTTGGTTTAATGAGATTATAAGCCACATTTTAGACAGCGAGTACTTTGGTTATACCCTTATAGAGCTCAATAGGCAGGTAGCACCTGCGGGCAGTAATGAAGTGCCTTTTTCGGATGTAGAAGTAGCTTTAGTGCCTCGCCAAAATGTAATACCTCAAAAGGGTATTATCCTAAAAGATTATACCGATGATAGGGGTTTAGACTATATGAATGCCTCCGAGTACGGCACGTGGTTGTTAGACTTTGGCAAGGCGGGCGATTTGGGGCTTATCAATCAGGCAATACCGCATATACTTTTCGGTCGCTTTGCGCAAAGCTGCTGGTCGGAGTTGTGCGAGATATATGGCATACCTCCCCGTGTAATGAAGACAAACACCCGCGACAAACAAGCCCTTGCGCGTGCCGAGAAGATGATGACCGATATGGGGGCTGCCGCTTGGTTTATCATTGACGAAACCGAGCAATTCGAGTGGGCAACCAATGGGGTACCCGCTACAGGTGAAGTGTATAATGGACTCATAAAACTGTGCCGTGATAATATTTCGTTACTCATTTCGGGGGCTATCATAGGGCAAGATACAAAGTACGGCAGCAAGGGCAAAGAAGTAAGCTCGCAAGATATATTGCAAGCCCTTGTCGATGCCGACCAAACAATGGTAGAGCAGTATATGAACGATAAAGTGCTCCCCGCCCTATATGCTATTGGGGTACTCCCCGAAGAGGGTTTGTCGCTCGTGTATGACCAAGCAGAGGACTTGGGCGAACTGTGGACACGCACTAAGGAAATACTGCCTTATAAAGAAGTCTCCGATGAGTGGCTCAAAGAAAAGTTCGGCATTGAGGTTACAGGACAAAAAGCCCCTGCTGGCAATTTGCAAGCGGGGCAGGCAGCCCAACTATCGGCTTTTTTCGACTAAGCCCCGAAATTATGCCCGCGGTGGCTCACCGCTATTTCGGGGCTATGCACCAAAGTCTAAGCCTGCAATATGCGCCCTGCGATTGTGAGGCGTGCCAAGAAAATAGGTTGGAATATACTCAATTAGCGCAAAGCAACAAAGCTATTGATAATTTGCCTGCGGTGGCTCACCGCGCGTTTGATTATTTGCATAAGAAAGGCACCTATAAACCCGAAGATTTAACGAAATACAAAGCCTACCGCGACCTTATCACTGCCACCTCCGAAGTGTTTAACACCGCTATTCCTCACGAAGTTCCCAATGAGATGAGAACCTATTTAGAGAAAGATGTATTTATCTTTTCAGGACTCAAAACCCATACACAGCTTACCGAAGCCCGTAGCAAACTGAAAGACGAGCAGGGAAATATACGCCCTTATTATCAGTTTGAACAAGATATTTTAAAGCTCAACAATACTTACAATCGTAACTACTTAGAAGCCGAGTATCAGTTTGCCGTACAGAGTGCTCAAAGTGCCGCTAATTGGGCAAACCTGCAAACCGACACGAGCCGTTATTGGTTGGAATATCGCACCGCAGGTGATGAGCGTGTAAGGCAAAGCCACGCTGCTTTGGCAGGAATATGTTTGCCAAAAGACGATGCTTTTTGGACAGAGTACTACCCACCTAATGGCTGGCGTTGTCGCTGTACAGCTGTAGAAGTATTGGCACGTGAAAACACCCAAAGCAACCCCGAAACTGCCAAAAAGGCAGGCGAGGCAGCCACTACCCAAATAGGCAAGAGTGGTAAGAATAAATTGGAGATGTTTCGCTTTAACCCAGGTCAAGAAAAGAAGGTATTTCCACCTAACAATACTTATACCCAAGTAGTAGGAGCTGGGCAAGTACAAAAAGAGTTAGAAGCAGATACTTCTGTATATGATAAAGATGTGTATAAGTTTTTAGACAAAGACGAACAGAGTGTTGCCTCAAGCTGGTACTATAAGAATGCTATCGAAATAAATAATGAAATACGCCCTTGTGAGGCTTTGTGCGTACACGAATATACTGATAAAATATATCGCAAAGTAAATGAATATTTGAGAGAAAACAAGCCTACAAATGAAGAACTTAATAAGTATGTGAAAGTAACCAATAGCGGGCTTAATAAGTTGCAAGTATATCAGGGGGTAGTATACAGAGGAACGTTTTTAACAGAGCAACAAATAGAGAAGTACAAAGAAGCGTTTAAGAAAGGAGAAGTTTGGATAGAAAAAGGTTTTACCTCATCATCTATGGATAAACAATCTGCTTTTAAAGGTAATGTACGTTATGAATTTATTTCTAAAACAGGAGTAATGGTAGAGAAACTATCAGAGTTTGACAATGAAAAAGAAGTACTATTTAAATCTAATAGTCAATTTAAAATATTAGAAGTTACAGAAAATAATGGAAGTACACTTATCAGAATGGAAGAGATTTAAGCAACTGCTATCTCCCCCATTCCTGCGGATGATTGCATTTTGTCGTAAAAATGGCGTTCACGCCTTAGTACCTCTTCTAAGTCCTCTTTAGATAGGTGCTTACGGAGTTTGTTTATTTCGCTTTCAAAGAATTGAGGCTCTTCATACCAAGGCATACCTTGTGGAGCTTCTATTTTATGAAAGGCTTCGTAATATTCTTTGAGTGTCATAACCTTTATTTTTTCGCAAAGATACGAATTTATTTTAAATGTTGTACTATTCACATCAAAAATATTTTTTAAATGGAGTTTAAAGACTTTTTAAATCACATCCTAACAGATACCAAAGTGAAGCTCACAGAAGCGTTTGACCGCAATTTTGAGCGTAAGGCTTTCTTTGATGATAAGTGGGCTAATACCCTTATACCCAATAGGCGTGGCTCGCTAATGATGCGCACAGGTACACTAAGGCGTTCTATCCGTAGTAGCATTGAGGGTACTACTATCCGCTGGACAAGCTCGGTGCCTTATGCCGATATTCAAAACAATGGTGGCGAAATTGAAATAACAGCTAAAATGAAGCGTTATTTTTGGGCAATGTATTACAAAGCTGTTGGGGCAGCCAAAGGGCGCAAAGGGGCTGCACAAAAGGCTTTTTCGGTAGAAGCAGAACACTGGAAAGCCCTTGCCTTGAAAAAGGTAGGCGACAAACTAAAAATACCCAAACGGCAATTTATAGGCAATCATACTGAAGTAAAACGTATGGTAGCCGAAATAGTAGATTTCAATATAAAAGAAGCATTAAATAGCATACACCAATGAAAGCATTATTAGAGAAAATACAACAGCAAGTAAGCGAGATTGCAGAGCTTAAATACATAGATGAGAATTGGGGGCAGTTAGATTATTACAGCCCTAATATGCCTGTGCAATTCCCTTGCGCCCTGATTGATGTGCAGCAGGTGCAGTTTACCAACCTTGGTAGGGATATGAGTAAGAAGCCTGTACAGCGACAAATAGGGCAGGTAGTGCTTAAAATAACCATAGCGGATATACGGCTTACCAATAGCAGTATGCAGGCACCAAGGGCACAAAAGGAGCGAGTGTGGGCAATATGGGATATTATAGAGAAGATTCATAAGCAGCTACACGGGGTGTCGTTGCTACCTAATGTTTCACCACTGATTAGGAGTTCGCAGCGTAGAACGTTGCGTGATGATGGAGTGCAAGAATATGAAGTGTATTACAATTGTGAAGTGCAGAATTGTTAGTACAAGCCGCACAGGTAATTAGGCGTAGGCTTGTAGCTCGGTATCTACATCTATACTTAGAATTTTGTAGAGTGTGCCTCGTGAGATATAGAACTTGGGGTATATAAACTCACGCCATATTACCGAAATAGGCATATAGCGATAGTCGTGGCGATTGAACTCGTCCATTACAGCTTTGTAACGGAGGAGCTGGTTACGCTGGTAACTCTGCTTTTTATGGGGTGTTTTTAGAGGCATTGCTTTTAAGGAATTGATTTTACACTGCAAAAGTACGGCATATTTACTAATTATGCAAATTAGCAAAACGAGCCAATTAGCAAATGTAATAGTGCTAACTGGCTCGTTTTTTATTGTTGCCCGTGTGGCTCACACTTCCCATCGCTTTTGATTGAGGTAGGTCTCGGCGTAGGGCATTGCGGTGTTGTCAAGTTTCTTTTTGCTGCGCTCTTTCGCTATGCCTATAAAGGCTTTGATGACCTCTTCGGGCTTGAGCTTCTCAAACTTGCGTTTGGCGACTGCCTTAGTGCCAATTTTTCCGTACTCATTCCAAAAGTCTTCAAAAGTAATACTTATGGGTACGGCTTTTATTTCTATGCTTTTCCGCAGGATGGGGTGGCTTTGTAGGGCTTGTATTCGTGCCTCATTATAGGGGAATATTTCGGGGCTTAAAAGCCATTCCCAGCCT